GTGGTAGTAAGCCGAGATTTTTGTCACCTTATTATGTAACCCCATTTATGTAAACTAAAATTATGTAAACTGAATTATGTAAACCGAGAAACAGGAACCGTAAGCAGCAAATTAAGTTGACATAATCTATTGCATTTAAGTTATGTACAAAAAGTATAAAAATTTTTAAAATATCTATTGACATTTTATACATTTTGTAGTAATATATAAGTGTCAGCAAGAGATATTAACTGACGAAGAAAAAATTCAATAAATTGCGGGTTGCAACCTAATAGCAAGAAGGAGAAAAAATTATGGAAAATCAAGGAAAGAAAAAGTATGAAGTAACAGTACTAGAAAAGACAGGAAGTTGTGACAACGAATTATTCGAAGAAATGGCAAAAAACGGAGATATTACAGCTGTAAAAGTAGCTGATGTAGTAGGAGCCGTAGTCAAAATCTTAGGATATGCAAAATGCCAAATTGTTACAGATGACAAGAATTTTACAATCGGATATTACGATACAGAGGAATACGGTTTAGTATCAAGCGGTAGTGAGATTTTTGAAAAATCAGTAAAAGGATATTTTGGAAAAGTATCACAAGTAAGAATTTCAGAAGTAAAAACATCAAAAGGAAAAACATACAAGGCAGTACCACAACTAAGAGCAACAGAAACTAAAAAAGAAGAAACTATAAATAACGATGAATTACCATTTTAATTAAATTTATAGAAAAGAGGAAATATTATGGCTAGAAAAGTTGAAATGACAGCTGAACAAGCAAGACTATATACAGAACTTAAAACGTTATCTAAAAGAGCGAATCAAAGAATTCTAAGACTTGAGCGTAAGTTTGGAACTGAAAATCTAGCTATAAGGAATCTAAGAGACAAGCTTGCAATTGAACCGTTGCAAGCTTGGACTTCTTCTGGACGTGTAAAAGTAAATAAATCAATGACTGAAATTCAGATGAAAGCAACAATAAAAGCAACAAATCAATTTTTAAATCCAAATCTGTCTACTATAACTGGAATAAAAAAAGCTAAGAAAAAAGCTATTGAAACATTACGTGTAAGATTTTCAACTGATGTTAAGCAATTAACAACACAAGAAGCGGAGGTTCTTTATAGTATATTTACAGACAAGGACGTAAATCAAATTACTAATTTCGTGCCCGGTTCGGACGCACAAGCAGTAACTGAGAATGCAGTAGAACAAAAACAATCATTTAATGATTTTGTCGCAGTCATGAACTCTGTAAAAAAGTATAATGGGCATCGAGGAAACTATGATGACATTTTGCGAAAAATATACATGAAATATGTTTATAAAGGCAACGGAAATGAAATTGAAGTTTTATATAGTAATGTTTTTGAATTGATAAACAATGCAGAATCTATTAGCGACTTAGAAGAAGTCGAATCAATAATAAGTGATTTAAAAGCAGATAATAAAATATCTGATAGCGAATTTAATTATATTGTTGGTGCTATTGACACAAAACGAAGAGAGATTGAACTATGATTTATTGCGGGGATTTTAATGGATATTTTGGAGATATTCAAGGCAAGAAGAAAAAAGTCGATAATACAATATATAGTTTCGATATAGAAACAACATCGTATTTGATTCTAAATGGAAAGATAAAAGCTGGTATTGAATATATAAATTTAACAAAAGACGAGCAAGAGCAAGCAGAATTTAGAAGTTGCATGTACATATGGATGTTTTCTATTAACGATACAGTGTATTATGGCAGGACATGGGACGAATTTGTTTCATTTATTATTAAATTGGATTTTTACAATTCAGCTAAAAAAATTGTTTTTGTACATAATCTTGCTTTCGAGTTTCAATATTTAAAAAGCGTATTTGAATTTCAAAATGTTGTTGCAAGAAAAGCACATAAAGTTATGAAATGTGAGCTTAAAGACTATAATATCGAGTTTAGATGTAGTTATATGATGAGCAATTGTGCATTAAAACAATTACCAAAAATATTCCAATTGCCAGTTGAAAAAAAGGTTGGCGATCTAGATTATACTAAAATAAGGACACCAGCGACAAAACTTACAGAAAAAGAATTAGGATATTGCGAGTATGATTGTTTAGTTGTATATCATTATATAAAACGTGAACTTGAAACTTACGAAAGAGTCGATAAAATTCCAATAACATCAACAGGCCACGTAAGACGTGAGCTAAAAGAACGTATTGCAGATGATTATCAATATAAATTTAAAGTAAAAAAAGCTGTAAATACAAATCCGCATATCTATAATTTACTTCAAGAAGCATTTGCAGGAGGATATACACATTCTAATTGGATCTTTACAGATGAGATTTTACACTACATTAAAAGTTGGGATTTTACATCAAGTTATCCGTACATTCTAGTCACACATCAATTTCCGTCAACAGAATTTCAAAAGTGCAATATTACAAGTAAAAGTCAAATGATTAAAAAATTTGCATATATATTAGTAGTAAATTTTGATAATATAAAATGCAAATACTATAACAATTTTATTTCACAAAGTAAATGCAAGAACATAAAAAACGGTGTTTTTGATAATGGTCGAGTAATAGAAGCTGAACATTTAACAATGACGTTAACTGATGTTGATTTTTATTTTATTTTGGACGCATACGACATTGAAAACTATGAAATAGTCGAAAGTTACTATTCGATTTATGATTATCTTCCAAAAACCTTTATTGAATTTGTTTTAGAAAAATATGTAAATAAAACAAAATACAAAGGTGTAGAGGGTATGGAAGTTGAATATGCCAAAGAAAAAAATAAATTTAACGCATTATATGGAATGAGTGTTACAAACATGATTCGTGATGAAGTAATTTATGACAACATAACTGACTGGTCAGAGCGTGAGCTTGAAAATCAGGAGATAATTGATAAACTGATAGAAGAAAAGAAAAAAAGTTTTTTATCATTTGCTTACGGTGTTTGGGTTACTGCATTTGCACGTTCTAATTTGCTAAAAAATGTAATACAATTAGACAAATACGTAGTTTATTGTGATACAGATTCAATGAAATTAAGGCAAGGCTACAATCAAGAAGTAATCGACAATTATAATAATTTTGTTGTAAATAAAATAAAACATGTATCAAAAATTTTAGATATTCCGTTTGAAAAATTTGCTCCAAAGGATAGCAAAGGTATATCTCATATTTTAGGAGTTTTTGACAATGACGGAGAATATGAGGACTTTATAACGCAAGGTGCAAAAAAATATGCTGTTACAAAATGGATAGACAAAACAAAAGTAAAAGATGATATGAACATACAAGAAACCACAGATAAAAAAGCTAAAATTCTTGAAATAACAGTTGCAGGCGTTCCTAAAAGCGGAGCGCTAGGGCTAAAAGATATAAGCGAATTTAAAGACGATTTTGTTTTTGAGTTCAAATATACTAATAAAAATTTATTAATGTATTGCGAAAATCAAGAAGCAATTACAATAGAAGATTATCAAAAAAATAAATATACTGTCTGCGATAGAAGCGGTTGTTGCTTAGTTCCGACAACGTATGTTTTGGGCAAGGCACTTGAATATTGCGAACTTTTATCAGATGATAGTTCAAAAAGAGCAGTTTATAAGGAGTAGAATAAAAATGAATGATTTAGATTATATTAGAAAATTTTCAAAAATTTCTATTGGAGGGATTTGCAATAAAAAGAATATTCAACGAACTAATTTAATACAAGGTAAAGGTAAATACAAAGAAAATGCAAAAATTGTTCGTGAGGAAATTGAATCAGAAATTGCAAAACTATATATAAAAAATGAGGGCGAGGAAAATGGCGAATCAAAAAGCAATTCATTATAATCTTGATAAGATTGATAAAATAGGCGCAAGAATTAATTTAATATATGGCGAGCGTTCTAATGGTAAAAGCTATCAAGTGAAGCATAAAAAAGCTGTTGAAAAATATTTGAAAACAGGGAAAAGATTTATTTTAATGCGACGTTGGAAAGAAGAAATTTCATCAGAAAAAATTGAGCAATATTTTCAAGATGTTGATGTTGCAAAATTGACAAATGGAAAATATAATTGTATAACATTATATAGAAAGAATTTATATTTGTCAATTTATGATAATGAAACAGGAAAGACAAAACGTTTTGAGAAAATTGGTTATGTAGTAGCATTATCGACAGAACAAAATTATGCTGGTGCTTCTTACTTAGATGTTGAGGATATTATATTCGAGGAATTTATGTCACGTTCTGTATATCTTGCTAATGAACCAAATAAACTAATGAACTTTTATGCAACCGTTGACAGAAAAAGACTAAAAGTTCGTCTATGGCTAGTCGGTAATACAATATCAAGAGTCTGCCCTTATATCAATGAATGGGGACTACATAATTTGATAAGCAACCAAAAGCAAGGAACAATTGCAATCAAGGAAATAGCAGATACAAACGAAGATAATGAGCCAATTAAAATTGCAGTTGAATATTGCATGTCGACTGGTCAAACTTCGGGAACTATTGGAACTAATGCAAAAATGATTAACGAAGGTTCTTGGGAGACACACCCTCAACCTCATTTGCCAAAATCTTATAAAGATTATAGATGTTTGTTTAGATTTGGTTTTCAATATCAGTCATTCAAATTTTTGGCAGAATATCTGCAAGACAATATCGACAAAAATATAATAGTTTGGTTTGTGAGACCTTATAATAAAGATTTTTTTGATAATACAATTGTTTTTTCCGATGTTGTAAAGGTTTCAAAATTTTGGCAACGTGACATTTACAATATTTCAATTAAAAATGATAAATTAAAAAACTTGTTTATGACCTTCAAAGAAAATAATATTTTTTACGCAAATGATATGTGCGGAACGGATTTTAAGCAGGTTATTGATTTTCAAATTAGGAGGTAAAAAATGAATTCTAAAATTATATTAGTAAAAAATATTCATCTTGATAGACAATACACAAATGTGCTAGATTATACAGAGGCACAAATGCTTGAATTATGCACGCAAAATATGATAACACAAGCAAATGACTATTCATTCATTAGAACATCAAGAACAATAATGACGAATTTTAAATATAGCGATGCATTAAAAGCAAATTACATCGCATTTCAAAATCCCGATTATTCAAATAAATGGTTTTTCGCATGGATTGATGATGTAATTTATAAAGGAAATTATAATACAGAAATATCATATACAATAGATTGCTGGTCGACTTGGTTTGATTATTGGAAACCAAAAACTTGTTTAATTAATAGACAACATGTTAATGATGATACAATCGGTTCAAATACTTTAAATGAAAATTTAGCTGTTGAAAATGTTGTTCAAGAAGGACAAGTAGAAGATATTAGTTATATTGATTATTGGATTGCAATTCAAACAGCATGGATTCCAGAAGGATCAGATGGAGGCGAGCAATATTCAGGAATTTCAGTCTACAATAAACAAGTTTTTGGAACAAAAATCTGCCTATTTAAGGCACAAAATTTATCTGATTATTTAAATGTTAGTTTATTCATTTTAAGAACAAATTCAGATAAACATATCGAAGATATAGAAAATATGTTTATTGTACCTTCGACTTTAATTAATGAATCAGAACTTACTAAACATGATTGTACAATTAGTAATTCTTCATTTACATTTTATACAATGCCTTATAACAATGATATTATAAGTTTTGATACTACAATTCAAAAAATAACATCTTATAATGATTATACACCAAAAAATAATAAATGTTTTTGTTATCCATACAATTATTTACTTGTTACAAATAATATAGGTTCACAAAATATATTTAAGTATGAAGATTTCTATGGACAAAATGAAATAAAATTCAAAAATGAAGCTGTAATATCGATTGGTGCTTCTGGTAAAATAACACCTCTAAATTACAAAAAAATGGAGAGATGTGATGATGAATCTTTATCATTAGGAAAATTTCCAACTTGTGCATGGAGTAGTGATGCATTTTTAAATTGGATTTCGCAAAATTCAGTTAACGAAGCTATATCATTGGCAGGTGGAATTTTTGGTATTGCAAATCAAGCTGCTGAAGCTTCTGCACAAAAAAATCCTAATTATAATCAAATAGGTGTAAATATTGGTGCAAATACAGCAATGCAACTTGCAAATTCAATTGGAAAATTTTATAGTGCAACATTATTGCCTAATATTAGAGGAGGACAAAATACAGGCGATGTTACGTGGGCGACTGGACGAACTTTATATACATTTAGACAAATGAGAATTAAAACAGAAAACTTAAAAGTTATTGATGATTACTTTACTAGATTCGGTTATAAAATCGATAAAATTGAAATGCCAAATATAAATGGTAGAAAATATTGGAATTATGTAGAAATTGGTTCTGCTGAGGAAATCGGTTATGGAGAAGTTCCTTCAAGATTTATGGATATAATCAATAATGCGTGCCGTCGTGGTGTTACAATATGGCATAATCACACAAATGTAGGAAATTATAGCTTGAATAATACTATTGTTTAATGTGAAACAAAATAAAAGAGAGGATATATCCTCTCTTTTATTAATTGTATAACGCGTCCATTAAAAATGTAAATGGTCTAATTTGAAAACCTTTTATTGTAACATTTAAATAGTTAGTTCCAGCGTCATTTAAAGCAAATGGATAAAGAACTAGAAATCTGTTATCTAATGTAACTTTACAATTTACTAATATTGTTTTATTATCTGTTGTCACGAAAAATACTGGTATTGTAGTCGAATTTGATAAATAAGAGCTTCCGCAACTTATCGCTAAAGAATTGTCAAATTGTTCATACATTAAAATATGATTACCACCGGTCATATTTATTGTTTTTGGTTCTGAAAAATTACCACTATAATAATCATTACTAATAAACTTTAATATATTATTTTCTTGTTCAATATAAAATGAACTTCCCGCTTGTTTTACTGGTGTTCTTGGTCTATATATGTGTGCAGTACCTGTTTTAATTGCTTGATATATAGCTTCTGCTATAACTTGTTCTCCTAAATTATTTGGGTGTATTCCATCTGTTGCAAATTCTGTATTATAATTATGTAGTGCATATTCAACATTATTTAAATAATCTATATTAAGTTTACTACAAGATTTTATATATAAAGGACATTTAGAAGAAACGCCGTATTTATCTTGTACTATACTAGTATTACCTATAAATCCTATTTTTAATACAGCATTTGGATATAATTCAGAAACTTTATTTTTAAATTGTTGCATACCAGATAATATACTTTGTTCTGTTCCTATATCTTGATGATCATTATATCCAGCACATAATATAACATCTGTTACATTGCTATCTCCTGTTTGTTCACTTATTAAATTATAAAAATTATTAGTATTAGTAATATTCATTGCTGTACCACCTCTAGCAACTCTTTTCCATTGATTATCTTCTAGTCCTAACATATTTGCTAATTTTTTACCCCAATTTTCAACTTCTCCGCTAGGTGTGTATCCTTGTAAATAACTATCTCCAACAAATATATATTTTTTCGTTGGCTCTTTTAATATTCTTTCTGCTACTAAATTTTCTGTATTAGTCAATACAATAATATTATATCCGTCGGGAGTATCTGAGTTTGTTCTTTGTCTTATTTTATAAAAAGCTCCATAGCCGTCGTTATATTGATTTCTTCCTAATGTTCTTGCAATACTTCCGTTTGCTAAATTTGTTGCTTGTGATAAAGCAGAAGTAGTATTAAATCCAATTACTGCTTGACTTTCTAAGTATTGACTTATTAGCTCTGCTAATTCTCCGCTTTGTGCCATTTCATTTAATTTATTGTTTACTTCTTCTTGTATATCTAAATTGTCAAAATAATTATTTACATAATTTTGTAAATTATTAAACGCTTCTGTTAATATCTCGACTTGTTCTCCGCTTGAATTTACAGAATTTATTATTTTATTCATTTCTTGTCCTAATTTACAAAACAATTGCCAATTAGTCAAAGCGTCAAAATCTGCCTCGATAAATGGAAAGTTTTCTAAAACGAACCACTTAAAAGGACAAAGTTTTTTATATTCATAATTTATATTTTCTTTATTCATCATAATATTTTCTCCTTTTTTATATTATACCATAAAACAAAACATCAAGCTCATCAAAAATCATTGTATAAATATTTTTTATATTTGTTTGCATATCTTTTAAAATTGAAATCTTATCTGCAGGTGTTCGTGTGATAGTTTCTTCATAATTATTGTTATCTGTTGAACTGCTTTTTGATACTGAATTTCCGGCAGATGTAGAACTATCATTTCCAGAATTTATGCTAGTATCAAAACTATAATCTGTTACATAATTACCATTTTTTATATCATCTATTTGATTTTGTGGTGTATCTGAATGTCTATTATCTGATGTTGATGTTGTATTACTAGTCGATTTGTTCTCCAATTTATTATTGTTTTCTGTTGTAGAATTTGAATCTCTATTGTCAAAACCGCTTCTTGTTTGCTTTTCACCGTCACTAAATATATTCCAGTTTTGTAATGCGTCAAACATTTTATTATAAATTGGCATGATTTCATTTAATTTAACATTTAATTGAAGCTTAAATGCTGCTACTGTGTCAAATCCGATTCTTCTCATCATATAGTGATTTAAAATCATTGTTTCAAATGTTTCAGAGGAAACATTTGAAGATAACGGATAATCAAAATCAAATATTGTGCTTCTGCCATCTTTTGCTAAATCCTTAATTTTTGTATACTCGTTAGGTTCTTTTGTACCATTTACTATTGAATTTAAAATCGAATAAACAGTTGGCGGTTTCTCACAATTTGGAGGTAAAAAAGGATAACATATAAAATTATTCATTGCTAAATCCATTATCATCAGCCCCCTCTTCAATAAATTCTGATTCATCTTGTTCTTGACTTGTTGGCAACCCGTCGTAATATTCGACTTCTATTTTTCCATTCGGTAAAACTAGAGTTCCGTCATCTAAAATTAGCTCGCCAAATTTTTGATTAATTTCATCGACTGCTTTTTTTCGTGGTTCAAACCTTGAAAATCTAGATGCAACTGTTCCTCCCTGACTTGCAAGAACTTCATCTTTGATATTACGCTCTTTTTTTTGGAAGTTCATATTAGCAACACCGATTAATCTTAAAAATTCATTCCAGTCTTTTTCTTTGTGAATATCTATTTTATCTGCTACAAACGGCGCTGGTGCTAATACTAAGCCTGTGTCGTCTAGATCTATGTTATCATATGAAATTACAGTATTTTCGAATCCGTCGACATTATTTACTAAATCTCTTACAGTACGCTCTTTTTCCGTTTTTGTTTTCCAAAATCTGGGGGTCTTTTGTTGTCCGTATGTTGATATCTGTCGTTCTGGTGTCTAATGCTATCCTCTCAGCGTATTGCAAAATGTCAAGCCACAAAGGATAACGTCCATTGTTATCATACATTAAAACATATTCAGCAGGATTTTTTATTACTTTATGATACCCGTTTTGACCATAGACTTGTATACCAATTGGTCTATCGTAAACATCAAGTTTTCCCATTGACGTAAAAGGAAGCGCTAACAATCCTAGAACTTCATCGACAAAAAATGCAATGCAACCTTGTCTAATTAAGACTTTATTCAAAAAAGCAGTATCTATATATTCAGGCATATTTTTAAACTGAAAAACATTCTCAGCTAAAGTTAATAGTTGCCTTTTGTACATTTCATACGTTTTATAATTCGTTAATTGTGAATTTATAAGCTTTCTTTGCATTTTGTTCTCCTTTCTTTAAAATAAGAGGCTTGATAGCAAGCCTCTTAAATTACTATAATACTGTTATGCTAGCTTCGCCATATTTTGTATTATCATATACAGATGTAGCTCTGATTTTGATTTGTGGTGCTTTTTGAGTTGTGTCATAATCTTTTGGAATTTTTACAAGTCCATTCATATCAACAGTTACTTTTGTTGTTTTATCTCCTGTTGATTGTACAACACTCCATACAACAGCTTTATTTGCAAATCCAGTTGTCTCAACAACAGCTCCTAATTGTAAATTCTGTCCTGCACTTATAGAAGATTCTTGAGGTGCAACAGTAACAGAAGTTACTGCAGGTACATCAGTTGTAAATACAACAGCGTTTTTGAATGGAGATGTTGAAATAACCTTTTTTGTATGTAACCAATGATTATTTTTTAGAGTTTCAGGATTGTAGAAATTCGTCATTTTTGTATCTGACGCATTATCTAATAAGTAGTTATAATCTTGGAACCATTCATCATCTATAATAACGGCTGGTATTTTGCTAAGAGCTGTTTTCTCGTCTTCTGTGAATGGCTCAAATCCGTCTCCTAAAAGCTCGACTAATCTTGCTTCATCGTAAGAATCGAATCCGTCAATTAATGCAAGTCTTGATTTCATTTCAGCGTCATTTCTAAAAAATGAAGTTGCTAAAACTTCTGTTGTCATTTCAGCTTCAAAATCTGTGTTCATTATCATTATTTGATTTGCAAAATTTGTTGCAACTCTTGCTCCAGCAGGATTGTAATTTGGGCTTCTGAATGTCAATTTATTTGATATTGACTTCATTGCTGAAACTCTTTGTCTTGCAGTTAATGTACTCCAATTTTTTATTTCGATTGAAGTTACTGTTCCGTCTAGTATACGTCTGCATAATTGATATTTATCAACTATATATTTATCGTATTTATAACCTTCGTACAAGCTTCCAACAATTTTTTCGATTAAATCCATTAGACCATTTTCAGTGTTAAAAGCCATTGCAATTTGAGTATCTGATGTTGTTGTTTTATAGAATTTTTCATAATTTAATTCGTGTAAATAGTTGTACACATTTGGAACTACATTCTCTAAAAAGTGTGTTCCGTCATTTTGATATTTCTGATAATCAAATACATCAGCAATATCAACTAGTAATTCTCTAACAGTTTGACCAAAACTTATTGAACCTCTATTTGCAAAACTTTCCCAAGGATTTTCCCAGTAATTTCTATCAATTATTGTAAGACCAATTAAATTTATTGTATTCAAAAATGCGTTTTTATAACGTTCATTGTTTACAATAATTTTACCATATTTTTGTATTCCTTCACCTTGAACAGGCAAATCAATATCTGCTGCAAGTTCAGGTGTTTGATTTATTATAAATGATAACAAATCAGCATCGTTTTTAATTTTTAAAACTTTTGAAAGTGCCATTTTAATTTCCTCCTAATTATTTATATTTCTTTTACGTCAATGACTTCTTTTTCTTCAAGTTCATCGTCGTCTTTTTCAGTTTCTTTTGGTTCTTCTGAACCTTTTAAAAATCTTTCTTTATATTTTTCTTGAAGATTTTTATATTTTGTTTCTAATTCTTCGATTCTTTGTGAATCTTCTTCTGATGTATCAGTTTCATTTTCAATTGAATCTGTTACATCTTCCATAAGTTCGATTTTTACATCTTCATCAAGAACTTTTTCATTGATTTTTTTAATTAAATCATCTTTGCTTAATTTCATTTTTTTCTTTCCTCCTTATTTTTTATTATTTCGGTTAAACTTCCAATTTCAATTCCAGCTTTTTTCAAGTTCTCTAAAATAGAAGTACATTCCATAAAAATCACATAAATGCAAACAAATTTTGATACAAAATTTAAACTAAATGTAATATCAATCATAAATGACATTATAATTACAATAACAATTAAAACTTTATGTAACAATCCTGAACGCATTTTACTTGAATCTAAATCGTGATTGATTATTGCCTGTATTACTCCTGTAATTATATCAAAAAGTGAAAAAATTACTGGTGTTAAAATTTGCCAACCAATATTTGAAAAATTCAGTATTTCGACAAGTTCTTTTATATCCATTTCCACACCTCCTTTTTTCAAATATATTCTTTATTTTAAAAATAGCACAAATAAATTTTTTTGTCAATAAAAAATAGAACGAATATTTTAAATATTCGTTCGTCTATTTCTAAATTTTCTTAAATATATTGCCCAAGGAAATTTACGCCTTTTTAATGAAACTGTTGGAACTGGCGGAAGCCCGCCCATATATGTATACCATTCTAAAGCATATTGCCTACGCAAGTCATAATGATTTACACTCGGGTCATAGCTCGGTCTTTCATATCCAGCCATAAACATTACAGCTAATTTATCGGGCGTCCAGTTCATAGAGTTATCTAAAAATTGTTGTCCCGTTATGTCTATCATATCGCTTGTAGCTCCCGAATTATAATAGTTTTGTATAAACGCTTGCGTTGTATACCACTCGCCAACTCCCGATTGATTTAATATTTCTGCTATAATTACTTGTAATTGTACATCACCGTTATTATATGGACTTAATCCAAGTGTAGCACAATGATTTTGCAATACTGATACTGGCGTCCATTGTACTAGCCCGTAACCTTGCCCGCCTACTTCTTCACGTTCGGGATTTATACTACTTTCAGCTTGCATATTTCCTAGTATTCCAGCTATTGTATTATCATTAATTCCTTGACTTCTAAAATATGATATTACTATATCTGCGTTGTTTTCCATTTCTGCTTGTGTCAACGCCCCACTTCTACTAATCCAAGGCATTATTTAATCACCAACTTTTGATTTGGATATATTAAATTAGGATTTGAAATATTATTATCTTTTGCTATTTTTTGGTATGTTGTATTATATTTCTTTGCTATTGCTGACAATGTATCCCCGCTTTTTACTATGTATATTGTTTCGCTTGAAACATTATTACCTAATATCTCATTTACTCGTTTTTGCACTTCATCATATAAATTACTTAATTTTTGCTTTCTTTCTTCGCCGTTTCCATATTTTCCAGCTATTACTTCTTTCGCTAATTCTTCTATATTTTTTGAGTTATCAACAAAGTTTTCCACATCTTCCACATTGTCATATTTTGTTAAATTGTTACTATTAATTATTGACATTATAGTATTTATATATGTTGGACTTGTAGCATAACCGCCATTTTTAATTGCTGTTATACACTCTAACGGACTATTTGATACACAAGCTTTTCTATATCTTTCTGACTTTGTTATTAAATCGAAATAGTCTGATATGCTTTCTGCTAAACTATTATAAGCTCTGAAACAAGCTGTAATATTTGTGTATGTACTTCCGTCGTAACACTCTTGCGTATTTGCATTATATACTTTTCCTTTCCAACTTGATGTTGCTTTTATTCCAAAAATTGCATTTGCTTTCATCATTATTTTACTTTGTCCCCAACCGCTTTCGCATATTGCTTGTGCGATTACTACTGATGAAAATAAAGGATAACCCCTTTTTTTGTTTTCTGCTATTACTAATGGTGCTATTGTTGGTATAAATTCATTTTTTGTCATTTTCTTTTTTCTCCTCTCTTTTTTTATTTTCTTGTATAATTCTTTGTTGCATTTCAAAATTTCTTCTTTGATTTTGATGTATAATCATAAAAGGTAAAATAGGCGATATCATATTTATTCTCCTTTCTTATAAAATGGTATTATAATTTTATTGTCTATTATATCTACTATTCTAGCAATATTTACATCTTTTGTCAATGTAACATCATACGTAAATATAAATTTGCTTTCGTATGTTTTTCCTTGATGTTCTATTTATATTGTTATTTCATATTTACGAAAATCTTTGAAATTTACTTCTATTTTCATAAATTTATAGATTTCTTGTAATCTATATTCTATTTCTAATTCCAT